AGCCCGGCAAAACGATTACAAGGACGAAATCGTACTTGCGATACTTACGCTCCCCATAATAATTTTGGCTTGGTCGGTGTGGACAGAGGATCCGGCGGCGATGGCGAAGATAGAGATCTTTTTTGAGTATTTCTCGAACCTGCCAAAATGGTTCACAAATCTCTGGATTTTGGTCGTAGCGAGCGTTTTTGGAATTAAGGGAACTCAGATATTCCGTAATGGCGGGAAAAAATAATGCCAGGCAAAGAAATAAAAGGAAGAAGTAAAATAGCAACATATCGTCATGGGGGAAGAGTGGGCTTAAAAGAAGGCACACCTCTCAAAGACCCCTTGAAAACACTTAAGATTAAGCCTACATTAGGGAGAAATTTGACAAAAGAGTATTTAAAGAAGATAAAGATGAGAAAATTTAAAAAGAAATAATGCCGTTTAAATCAGAAAAACAAAGACGATATCTCTGGAAGAATGAACCAAAGATTGCTAGAGATTGGACAAAAACTTACGGAAGTAAACCTGTAGGAAAGAAAAAGAAGAAGAAAAAAAGGAAAAAATAATGGACGAATTTGTATTCGTGCACAAATTACAGCGAGCTATAAAACAAAACCTTGCTGCATTATCAATTAATGTCACCTCCGGAGGGGTTGACAACTTTGATAAATATAAATATATTACGGGACAAATCAGTGCACTGGAATCAGTGCTACAGGAAATCTCTAACCTGCTAAATAAGAAGGAGCTATATGAAGAAAAAGACGGAAACGTTATCAGAATCGACAAAGACCCTGGAAAACCAGGAAATACCAAAAGTTAAATTAGCTTTAGAACCCGATTTAAAAAAAGCTGCTCAAGAAGCAGAAGAAAAAAGAAATAAACCCCCTTCACAAGAACGACTTCCTAGACCTACAGGATGGAGAATTTTAGTTCTGCCTTTTCAACCTAAAAGAATTACAAAAGGTGGAATTCATATAGCCGATACAGCGGCAGAAAGACAACACTTAGCTACTGTATGTGGCTTAGTACTAGCTATGGGACCCGATTGTTATAGTGATAAAAAACGCTATCCTGATGGGCCATGGTGCAAGAAAGGAGAATGGGTGATCTTTGCACGTTATGCTGGATCACGATTTAAAATTATGGGGGGAGAAGTAAGAATCTTAAATGAAGATGAGATTCTAGCAACAATTCAAGATCCAGAAGAGATCTTGCAAGAACTATAAACATAGGAGGAGCTATGCCAGAAGAAAAGAAAAATGAAAAAATGGTTGATATCGACACTACGGGTCCGGGTGCTGAGATCGAAGTAACCGAAGAAAAAAAACCGGATCAAGAAGTAGAGGTAAAAAATGAAGAAGTTAAGCAAGACGATACTCAGTCCGCTGACACATCTGAGAAATCTGATGAGCAGCCTGATGTTCAGGAAAGCAAACCTGAAAAAAAAGAAGACGAAAAACTAGAAGAGTATAGTGAAACAGTTAATAAAAGAATTGCTAAACTCACTAAGAAATGGAGAGAAGCAGAACGACAGAAAGATGCTGCAATCGATTATGCAAAAGGCGTTGAACATAAACGAAAACAAATGGGAAACTAGATATGCAAAACTAGATTCTACTTATCTTAAAGACTCAGAGACAAGAGTTAAAAGCCAATTGGATGGAGTTAAAGGAAAATTAGCTGCAGCCATTGAAGCTGGAGACACGGCAAAACAAGTTGAAGCTCAAGCAGAATTAAGTGCTTTAACAAGTGATGTTCGTAGCATCGAATCTCAAAAGTTAAAAAGAGAAGAATATGAAAAGGAGCCACGCACTCCCGCATATGAGAAAGCACCTGGAGCTACTCCAAGTCTTCCTCAAGTTGACGAAAAGGCAGAAGATTGGGCAGCTAAAAATAATTGGTTTGGTCAAGACCGAGCTATGACATTTACAGCGTTCGAAATTCATAAAGACCTTGTGGAAAAAGAAGGATTTGATCCTAAATCAGATGAGTACTATGCAGAGATCGATAAACGAATTAAAGTTGACTTTCCGCATAAATTTGGTAAAACAAGTAGAGATACGCCCAAAACTGTTCAGACAGTTGCTTCGGTGAAACGAAGTGTGAAACCTGGGCGCAAAAATGTGAAACTCACATCGTCACAAGTGCAGATAGCACGAAAATTAGGTGTGCCACTCGAAGAATATGCGAAACAATTATTAAACACGGAAGGAGCATAATATGGAAAACGACAAAAAGACTTCTCGTGCGAGCCAAACTAGGTCTAAAACTGAAAGACCAAAAGTATGGACTCCTCCATCATCTTTAGATGCGCCCAAAGCCCCCGCTGGCTATAGGCATAGATGGATCAGAGTAGAAACAATGGGTTTTGATGATACCAAGAATGTTCAAGGTAAACTCAGAACCGGCTGGGAGTTAATCCGAGCTGATGAATACCCTGGATCCGAATATCCTGTAATCACCGAAGGGAAGTATAAGGGAATGATCGGAGTTGGTGGCCTTGTGTTGGCAAGGATACCTGAGGAAATCGCCAAGTCTCGTGATGAATATTTTAGAAATATGACACGTGATGCGAACGAAGCTTTAGAACACGATTTAAAAAGGGAACAACATAAGAGTATGCCGATCCAACAGGATAGGCAGTCTCGTGTACAATTCGGTGGTACAAAGAAGGACAATTAAGTCTTTCTCGGAATAACAACCAATTTCCTATCATCGATTTTTTATTAACCGTGAATACTAACATATTCACAAAAGGAGTAATAATATGGCAAACCAAGACGCAGCGTTTGGATTTAGACAAGTGGGCGGACTCGGAAGCAGACCAACTTCTAATGGTACATCAAAATACGTTATTGCAAGTGGCTTAACAGGAGCTATTTATGCAGGTGACGTAGTAACATTAGGCGATGGAACTACAATTAGTGAAGGTGGCGGAGTAATCGCCCAAGGCTATGTAGGTTCATCTGAGACTGATGCAGTACGTAATGTAGGCATCTTTAATGGTTGTTTCTACGACGATCCAACTACTAGAAAACCAACGTTCAACAATTTCTGGCCTGGAGATGTTACAGTAACAAATCCCGCGGCTGGAGCGACAGCGTTTGTGTATGATGACCCCGCTGATTTATTTGAAGTGCAAACTTCAGGTACAATCAATCAAACTTATGTAGGAAGATCTCTTGATATGGCTTATACAGCCGGATCGTCTGTAACTAATGGACGTTCAAAAGAAGAGATCGGCGCTACTTCTTATAGTGGAACTGCACAGTTCGCACTTATAAGAGTATGTGAAGATCCTAGTAATAATGATGAAACAGCGGCTAATTCTAATTGGATTGTAAAATTCAATCAGCATGTTTATTACAACTACGCAATATAAGGAATATAGACTATGGCAATATCACGACAGCAGCTAATTAAAGAGCTCGAGCCCGGTTTAAACGCCTTGTTCGGGTTGGAATATAAACAATACGCAGACGAAACCAAAGATATCTTCACAACTGAGTCTTCTGACAGAGCTTTCGAAGAGGAAGTAATGTTATCAGGATTCGGTGAAGCAGGCGTAAAACCTGAAGGTCAAGGAGTAACTTTTGACACAGCTCAGGAAACTTACACTGCAAGATATACGATGGAAACAATTGCATTAGCTTTCTCAATAACAGAAGAAGCTATCGAAGATAATCTCTACGATAGACTAGCTTCTCGTTATACAAAAGCTTTGGCAAGATCAATGGCAAGTACTAAGAATACGAAAGGTGCTAACATCCTTAATAATGGCTTCACTGGAACGGGTAATCCGACTTACGGTGACGGTCAAGTATTATTGATTGCGAGTCACCCAACGTTATCTGGTAATCAGTCAAACATTTTGTCAACCGCATCTGACCTTAACGAAACATCATTAGAGCAATGTATGATAGACATTGCGAACACTAAAGATGAACGTGGTCTAAAAGTTGCAGCAAAGGCGAAAAGATTAGTAATACCTACTAACCTGCAATTCGTAGCTGAAAGATTGATGAAATCTGTAGGCAGAGTCGGTACAGCAGATAATGACATTAACGCACTTAAACACATGGGAATGATCCCTGAAGGTTATTTCGTTAATCATTATCTAAACGATACTGATGCATTCTTCTTAATCACAGATGTACCTAACGGAATGAAACATTTCGATAGAGCACCTCTTAAAACTTCTATGGAAGGTGATTTTGATACGGGTAACGTAAGATACAAAGCTCGGGAAAGATACGTCTTTGGCGCATCTGACTGGAGAGGTATTTTCGGTACACCAGGAGCGTAATCAAATTAAGATTTGAGGCGGAACACAATTCCGCCTCATTTCGACTATAAAGTTAGAAATTAGACTTATGAAAAACTTCCGAATACAAATCCGATATTGTGGCTATTATGCTGACTTTAGTGTCATAGCTTATGATAATGCTGAAAGTATTGAACAATCTATCCTTGACAAGCTAGGAAAAAATGAGGTATTGTTCGAGTCTGATGGATTTACGAGAAAAGATCGTAAATGGATAACCTATGAGGAGGTTACAAATGACCCAAGACCTATACAAACAAAAGAAGTCCTTGGAGTTAAGTTGGGAGCAGGAGTATAACGAAAATGGAAAATATACTCTTAACATGATCAAAATTGATCATGCTATTAAAGAAACTATTAGTCAGATTAAAGCTGAAGAAAATAGAGTAGCTAATCTGGAGAATAAAATTCAAAGTTCCAAGGCCGAAGTTTCGATAGCCACTTAAGCGCTATCACTAAAATCAATTTTTCACTACAGGATACCTTGCGCTCTATTAAAAAGTAGGCTATAAAAAAAGTACTATACAATTATTTAATAGAATGCTAACGCGTATAGTCGACGGCCTAGAGATAGCATTCATTAACTAGGAGGATTATAATTATGGCAACAACTACATTTTCTGGTCCAATTAAAGCTGGTACTATTTCGAATACGACGGGTACTACTTTAGGATCGGATGTAAAAAACACTGGACAAGTTGTAATGGCACAGACGTTTTCAACAGGCACTGCTCTTTCGAGTGGAGCTTCTGCTGCAAACTCTACGACTGTTGTTATTCCAGCTAACTCACAAATCATTGATATAGTACTTGATAAACCAACCGTAATGGCTGGTGCTACGTGTACTTTTAGTATTGGTGATACAGTTGGTGGCAATACTTCTTTTATCAACGCATATGATGTTACAATCGCTTCAGGAGCTGGACGAGCATATCCAACAGAAGAAGCTGGTGGTGCATTAGCTTGGGCTGATACAGGTACGGCAGACGTAAAAATTACGTGGACNAGTACTGGTGCTACAAGTGCTGGTGAAATTAGAGCTACTATTTTGTACCAACAAAATAATAACTTACAGTAAAAATAAATTAGTGAGCTCCTTCGGGAGCTCACAATAATAGGAGATAAAAATTATGGGATATCCAGTAGATGTAAAAGCAACACATCTTACAGCGTCAGGAGCAGTCTTCGCAGGCCCCGCTAGAGTTCTTGCAGTTTATTATTGCAGT